GGCCATCAGGCCGTCAGAACATCAGCTGCTGGCGATGAGCTGCAGGCCGCAGCGGGACTCGAGCCCGTCGTTGACGGTGCGCGGCTCCCGTGCGCGGTAGCTGCCTGAGAAACGGGCCAGCCAGCCATTGCCGACGATGGTGAGGGTGTCCCCATCCACGACGTCGGGCCCTGTGGCGTAGGCCAGTGTCCGCCGCGCCGCCAGCGCCCTACCGTCGAGCGCGTCGTCGTCGCTGTCTCCCACGATGCCGCGGAACGTGACATCCGCGGTGAGCAGGCGCGAGCGGGTCACCTCGACGGTCCAGAATGGGTCGTCGAAGAAGACGGCGAGGTCGTCGGAGAGCATGGCGGCGGCTTGGCTGTGACGTGGGAAGGCTGGTCAGGCCAGGGTCAAATGCTCGCCTCGAGGATGGCGCGCGGGCGGGTCGGCAGGTGGATGGTGTTGCCCTGCATCTCCAGGTCGTACCCGGTGCCGTTGCGCTTCTCGATGGCCTTGGCGTACATCGGAACCCCGACGGTGTTGACCGTCTCGTTGTAGTTCGCCGGGGCATGGCGACCGAGCAGCAGGTTGGGCACGCCACGCGGAACGATGCGCGCCTTGGTGGCCGGGACCATCGGCGTGTTGCCGTTGCGCGCGCGGGATCGATGCCACAGGATGCCGCCGTAGGAGAAGGTGTCCGGCACCGCGCCGGCCTGGTCGGCCGCTCGTGCGGTGGCCTGCCAGGTCTCCTTCACCGTCTTGTGCGTGATCAGCGCATCGAAGAACTCGGTGCCGCACCAGCCGTCAGCACCGGAGAAGGAAACGCCACCCAGCTCCTGGCCGATGCTGTCCAGCGCAGCGGCGCACTTGACGCGCACTTCCGTGGCCGCGTTGTCGAGCACGAAATCGATCGTGTTCTGAGCGACACCGAACTCATCGAAAAAGTTGTACAGGACCGATCCGTCCGCGTCGTACACGATGCCGGCCAGTGCGCCCCAGCGGTGGTACTCCATGGTCAGGTCGTGGTTGTTGGAGCCGATCGTCAGCACCTCGGCCACGCGCGTGGACAGCATGTCCGGCTGCTCCTGGGTGCCGAATGCGCGCACGTCCTGGATCTCGTCCGCGAAGATCTCGTCGGCCTGCGGGAAGTGCGGAATCTTGAAGGTGCGGGTCTTGCGGGTCCTGCGGCCCATCGACTGCGGGGCACCACCCCGCGGCTTGGATTGCACCAGGCGCAGGGTGTAGCCGTCCGACTCCACCTCGATGGAGGTGGTGGCGACGCCAGCGTAGGAGAACAGGCCGGAGTTGGCCAGTTCGGTGGGAAGGTGCGGCACCTCATTGATGGCCGCAGTCAGAGTCTGAAGGGTGAAGTCCATGTGCGGGCTCCTGATGGTTTGGGTGACTTCGCCGCGCGATCAGCGGGCGATGACGTAGGAGGTGGCCAGGTCGGCCAGGCCGGCGGTCTTGGCGGTGCTGTCGGCGCCGGTGATCCACACCAGGCGGTCGGACCACACCTCGGCCAGGCGCACATGCGCCACGGCCTTCACGTCTGCGCTGGTGGCATCGACCTCGGCGAAGTTGACGGCGACCGCGGCCTGGGTGCCATCGCTGGCGGTGTTGTCGTACCAGCCGTACTTGCCGCCGGTGGTGATCTTGCCGAGCACCGCGCCGGCCTTGATGACGCCCTCGCCAGAGGCGATGGTGACGGTTTCACGGCTCAGGGTGCCGTTGGCCTCGGAGCAGACGTGTGCACCGAGGGGCGGATTCATCGTGGTGGTGGCCATGTTGTGGGCTCCTTTCCTGGGGGTCAGGTGATGGGTGGGTCAGGCCTTGCCGTGCAACGCCGCAATGGCGCGCTGCAGCGGGTTGGGCTTGCGCTCCGCGGAGGACTCCGCGCCAGCGTTCGGCGCGCCGTCGCCATCGGTGCGCTCATCCATCGGCGCGGTCGACGCAGGCGCAGCCTTGGGCGCGTCGGCGAAGTGCGCGGAACCAGCGCTGGCCAGCGTCTCGCGGTGGGCAGCCAGGACCGCGAGCGCCGCCTGGGCGCCGGTGGTATTGCCGTCCGAGGCAAGCTGCTCGATCAGCGCCTCGTGGCCCGGCAGCGCAGCAGCGCGCACGGCCTTGACGCGGTCGATCTCGGCCGCAGCACCGGCGGCCATGAATTCGGAGCGGAGTTCGGCGACGAGTGCCGGGTGATCCCGCTCCAGGGTTTGTCGATCCATGTCGGGATCTCCTTCCGTGGTGGTGAAGGTGGAGGTGATGACGGGCCGCACCGGCTCGTCGGTACGCGCGGCCGGCCTGATGTCGCCGGCCGCGATCTCGGGGAGGGCCGCACCGGACCCGTCACCGCTGATTGGGTTGGACGCAGAGGCGTCGATTGCTGGCAGCTCGCCCAGCGCAAACACCGCCTTGTGACGCTGCGCGAAGCGCTGCGGGTTGGTGGCGAGCTGCTCGGCCAGCGCATCGACCGAGGACACGCCATCGACCAGGCCGGCATCAATGGCCTGCTGGCCGACGAAGACCCGGCCATCCGCCATGTGCTGCAGCACCTGTGCAGAGCCGACGCCGCGGTGGGCCGCCACGGCATCGACGAAGACGCGGTACAGCTCATCCACCTGGGCCTGCAGGTAGGCCCGGCCCTCGGCCGTGAGGGGCGCCTTGTCGCTGGCGATGCGCTTGTACCGGCCGGCGGTGATCTCGGTCGTCTGCCCGGCCTGGGAGCCGCGCGGCTGGTAGTTGTGGGTGGCCACCACACCGATGGAGCCTACGAAGTCCGTCAGCCCGCTGATGTAGACCGCGTTGGCAGCGCTGCCCCACCAGTAGCCGGCGCTGGCCATCATGCCGGTGGAGATGGTGGCGGTCGGCTTGTCGCGGCCCATGGCGCGGATGGCATCGGCCACCGCCGGCACGCCGAACACGCTGCCACCCGGGGAGTCCATCTCAATCAGCACCGAGCGCACGCGCGGGTCAGCATGCATGCTCTGCACCTGTTTGAGCGCCATCTGGCTGGACACGCCGCCGCTGATCTGCGTGAACATGTTGGCCTTGGGGGCGATGGCGCCTTCCAATACCAGGTGCCCGACGCCACCGTCGCGCAGCTGGTAGGCCTGCTGCTCACTCGCCAACGGGCGGCCCAGGCGGGCCTCGACGGCGGGGATGTCGATCTTGTCGCCGCGCAGGTGGGTGGCGTAGACGGCCTGGATCTCCGAGAGCCTGTCCGGCAGGATGGCCCAGGGTCTGGTGAGCAGTTCGATCAGGGTCATGGTGGGTAGCTCAGGAAATTCGGGGTCCAGAAAGGTCGAGCCCCGCACAGTGGCGGGGCTCGGTGGCAGGCTCTTCGGCGGCGTTTCGATGGATCTACCTCATGGGCTGCTGTGCGCGGTCAGCGCCTTCCATGCCGCGACCAGGCCAGCCCATCCGCCCAGCGAGTAGACGAGCACGCCCAGCACTACAAACAAGGCGGCCCTGCGCGCAAGTCCGGAGAGACCATCGATCAGCAGCTCACCGCCAGCCCGGGTGGCGCTGCGGCGGAACGCGCCGGCAGCGCGGCTGGCGACGAGATCGAACAGATCCTCGTCTTCCGCCACGCTGCGCATGCCGGCGGCTACGCCATCCGCGATGGACTGCTGGATGCCACCTTCCGCGATCGCGTCCCGCACGCCATCCGCCACGGACTGCCGCACGTATGCCTTGAGCTTGTCGGCTGCGGCGGGGTCGAGGGCGCCCCAGTCTGAGTCGGTTGGCATGGTGTTGATCAGCCCCTCGCAATGTGCGCGCCGCTGGCCTGCAGCAGGATCACCCGCTCGCCCTGCGGAACAGTGATGGCAGCGCCACCCGGCGCGACGTAGGCGCGGCCCGGGTCCATCTGGATGCTGCCGCTGGTGGGCGCGATCACAGTGCTGCCATCCTTGCGCGTCAGGTAGCCGCCCACGATCATCAGCGGGCTGGCGGTGACGTTGTCGATGTGGATGTCCGCCTTGTCCTGGTCGATCACGTAGTTGGCCGAGTCGCTCGCCGACATCGCGCCGAAGAATGCGGAGGCAATGCCGGCGCTGGTGGTCTGGTAGTGCTGCATCCAGGCGTAGAGCCGCTGCACCAGCGTGTAGCCGTCCGGGTCGCTCGCGTCCACATGGATCGCCAGGCTATCCGCCGTGAACTCGGTCACCGTGGCGCCGTCGATGCCGTTGCCGACGTAGACCATGTCATCGTCCTGCGCGGCCAGGAAGATCAGCCCACTGGATGTCAGGATGCCGGTGGCCTCCAGAGGCAGGTAGTCCGGGTGGTCAGCGCGCAACCGGATGGCCTTGTCCGAGGTCCATGTGGTGGCGTAGGTCAGGCCGGTGCTGCCGAGCGTGGTGTTGAGCAGCTCGGTCGCGTCGGTGACGTTGTAGAGCTGCACGCGGCTGCCTGACACCAGGCTGGCAGCGGTCACCGTGACGTGCAGCCCGGCGCTGTCGGTGTACGGGCCGACCACCGTGCCCACCACGGTGTAGGTGGTGGCAAAGGTGTCGCCGGTGCTGCTGGAGATGTGCACACCCTCGCCCTGGTTGGCGGTCTGGCACAGGTCTGCAATGCAGGCTTCGAACACTTCGCGCGCCGTTGCGCTGCCGGTGATCGTGATCGTCTCCGCGCCGTGGTCCACCACGATCGGCAGGGCCAACGCCGCGGCCTCGGTGAGCGTCAGCCGCGTGTCCACAATCTGCGCGGCCTGCGGCAGCCACTGGTAGCCGTAGTGCCGCACGCTCTGCGTCATGGGGTAATGGTAGATCCCGTCGAGCCACGCGAAACCGCTGGTGCTCGCGCTCTGCACTGTGACCGTGGCGGTGATGTCGCCGGTGCCTGTTGGGGTGAAGGTGAACGTGAAGTCGTCCCACGCATCGGCTGTTGCCGCGCACGTGTGGCTCTGCGTCACGCCCTGCCCACTCAGTGCGATGCTGGGTGGCGTCGCCGTGCCGTAGGTGGCGTCGAACCGCAGCGATCCCTTGATGACCTGCGCGACGCCGGCCACGGCGGGCAGCGTGAAGGTGTAGGTAATCGCGGTGTTGGCGACCTTCGGTTGGATCTTGACCGAGTAGGTGCTGCGGCGGCTGGTTGTGGTGTCGGTGGTTGTCGTGTGGAAATACGAAAGCACACGGTTATCCGCTGCGTTGCCGTTGACCGCGGTAATGGCTGCGCGCTGCTGCTGGGTCGGTGGAGTGGTACCGGCTGTATTCGTGGCGGTCAACGTCACGCCTGCGAACGAGCAGCCTGACATCATTACGGTGGTCGGAGAGTTCTGCGTTCCCTGAAGAAACAAGCGCTGCTGAGTCGAGATTGCGCAATTCTCAAATTCACCGCGACCCACGACGTTTGAAACTAGATTTGCTTGTGAGTGCAGCTCGGCTGCTGTGAATTTCGCAAAACCAGCCAATGCACCGAGCACAGTCGCCGAGGCCCAGGCTGCACCTCCGGAGATTCTGCTTTCGATGCTCCCAGCGTTGTACGCGGAATGACACGCCGTGGCCACACGGTACAAGTAGCAGTCTGCAGTGCTGCAGGAGCTGTTATCCCCGAAATATGCGCCGCCACCCGTCGCGTGCTGGCTGTAAATTGCCCACCCATTGAATTCATGGGTCGCAGCTGACGGGCTTCCGGATGAGATCGTATAAGCCGGGACGGTACTCGTGTGATATGCGGCGCAGGCGTACAGAGTCTGCTTCGGTGCCCCGCCACCTCGAATCCCAACACCGTAGTAAGCCGGGATGTTTTGGTTTCCTCCCGACCATCCCGTGGAAACGCCGATGTTTTCGAAAAGAATGTTTCGAATATCAAGCGCCATCGTCCCAGCGTCACTTGCCGAGAAACAGACGACCGCTGGGTATGTGGCGCTGGCTGATCGCACGCGGACATTACTCGACAGATTGCCGATCCGGCACCCACTGGAGCGAGCAAAGTTCAGACTTGCCACGACCCAAGACGTACCGGATCCGGACGCCAGCGTCGTGATCTGAGCCCGGCTCGGGTCATCGGTGTCCGACGCAATGACGACTGTGTCTCCGACCGACCAGTTCGATGCGGCTGCGACAGCAACGGACACGTTCGACCCGGCTGAGGCCGGAGCGCTCAGCGTCGTGTTCCGCGTGCGCGCAACGCCCACCAGAGCCCACGTGCCACTGGACTGCAGGTGGCTGGTCATGCCGTGCTGGCCGATCGTCGTGCTGCCGTGGTTGAGGTAGATGTCGGTGGTAACGCCCAGCGGGATCGGATCCGCCGTGGTGCCGGCATCGACCGTACCACCAGATGCCCGGAACAGCGTGCCGGCGCACCGCAGGATGGTCGATGTGCTGCGGCTGAATTTCAGCGCGCCGTTGACGACGATGGCGTTGTTGGCCGCGGTGGTGCTGCTGGTGCCGTCACCGTAGGTCCCATCGGCCTCATCGTATGTGACCGTGCGCCCGGACGCGATGACGATCTTGTGCCCGGCGCCGCTGGGTGGCTTGATGCCGCCGACCCAAGTGCTGCCGGCCGACCAGAGGCCGGAGGCGGCGGAGGTGTAGGTGGCCATGCTGCCGCGTCAGGTTGTGGATCAGGCCAGCGTGATCGGGTCTGAGGCCTCGAAGTTGAAGGCGGTGGCACTCGTGGCGTAGCCGATGCGCTGCACGATGTGCCCGGCCGTGGTGATGGCGGAGGCGTCCTGCGTGATCCCGCCAGGGGTGGTGGCCGACAGGTAGACGTCTCCAGGAGCCAACCCGGTGACCTGGTCGTTCTTGCCCTCGAAGTACACGGTGCCGGTCGCGCCGTTGGAGACGCTTTCCTTCACGAAACCGTGCGCCTTCTTGGCCTTTCCGCCTGCGGCATCGGCCTTGCGGATGCGAAACGCGCCGGAGCCGCTCCAGATGTTGACGTTGTCCCCGGCCGCGAGAGCCTCGGAGGCCTGGAAGGTGTCCGTGTCATCTCCAACACCGCCGGGCATCATTGCCTGCGGGAACTTGCCGTTTGCATCCAGCTGCGGGATCTTGTTGGCGTCGCCGACTCCGCCGGTGGTGGCTGCTTGGACTTCGGCGCTGCCGCCGGCTCCGTCGTGTGCGAGGTACTTGGCCATGGTGTTCAGGCTCCGAGATGGATGGGAGTGGAGAAACGGACGGCGAGCGTGTCGCCGTCCCCCCAGCCGACTTGCAGCGCGAACAGCGCGCCGGGCGGTAGGGTCTGAGTGAGGACGCCATCGAGGCCCAGCAGCACGGGCCCGGGGGTCCAGGTCCAGCCGCTGTGGACGATGGAGCCGGTGCTGGTCACCTGGAATGTGTCGCCGGTGGTGGCGGCCTGCTCAGTGATGCCGACGGTGGACAGTGCATGCGCCAGGGTGCCGGCGTCGGCGTGCACGCCGAGGCCGTCAGCGTTGATGGCGATGGCGCGGTGGCCGTGCAGGGTTGCGCCGGCCTCGAGGGCGAGGGCTCCGCCTGGCTCGCCGCGGGGTCCAGCGGGGCCCTGTCCGACGGCCATCGTGCTGGACATGGTCGGTGCAGGCGAGACGGTGCTGGTGATGACCGGCGCCGGCTGTACGACGGACTGCATCACGTCAGGCACGGGTCACCTCCGGGTGCACGCGCACGGCGCCCCAGTGCAGCGGCGTGACACGACCCAGGGTGTCGTGCAGCTCGATGTCCCAGGCGTAGAGGCTTTCCGGCTTGGTGGAGTCCAGCCCGGCCGCGATGGAGGCAGTGACGGTGGACGACAGGCCGAACGTGTACACCCCGGCCGATGCGTCCGTGATCTGCACATCGAACGCCGCAACGACAGCGGTATCGGCCGCGCGCTTGCGGATCTGCCCGACGATGGTGCAGCCTGTCAGGTCGACTGGGGTGGCGTCCGGGTTGGTCAGCGTGTCGGTGACCGGTCCGAATGTCGCCCCCTGACGAATGAGCAGGTCGAGCCGGTTGCCGGCGCTGCCGATGGTGGGGGTGGCGCTCATGCTGTGGCCTGCTGCTGCTGTTGTTGCTGCACCGGCGCCGCTGCGCCAGCGCGTGGAACGGCCGCGATGCCGTTGTCGCGCAGCATCTGCTGCTCGCGCACCTTGGCCGTGAAGCTGCGGTGCCAGTCGGTGCCCCAGAGCTCCCACTCGGCGCGCTCCAGCGTCATCAGGCGGGCATCGACGGCGGCGGTGTAGGCTGCCACCTCGTCTCTGGGGTTCAGGCTGCCCTGGCTGTCGCCATGCCACGCGGCGCGGGTGTAGGCCCAGCGGTGCAGCGCGGACTCGAAGAAGCCGGGGGCCTGGATGCGGCCGAGGCTGACGGCCTCGGCCATCCACGTCTCGAACACCGGCTGGCAGGCGCTGATGACGAGCCAGGCGCGCTCGGTGCGGAAGTGCTGCCAGGCGTCGAGCAGCTCGGCGCGGCTGGCGGAGTAGCTGGCGTCGAAGCGCTTGATGAGCAGGCTGCGCGGCATGTGCAGGCCGGCGGCAATGAGGGTCAGCAGGCCGAGCACGAAGGGCTCGTAAGCGGTGTTGGGGCGCTTCGGGTCAGCGAACACCGGCTCTTCGCCGGGCAGCAGGCCAATGACGGCACCGGCGCCCATGGCGATCTCGGGGCCGGGTGCGCCTCCAGCTGCGGGCTGCTCGGTCGTTGCACCGAAGACGGGGGCCGGGCCGGAGCCCTTTTCCTGCTTGATGAAGACGGTGTAGAAGGCGGAGATGACCGCAGCGCTGATCTCCGCTTCGGTGTACCGGCCGAGATCCTTGATGGCCTGGATGACGGGCGCCAGGTAGGGCACGCCGCGGGTCTGCTCCGGCCGGGTGGCGCGCAGGTGGTGCAGGATGCGGCGGCGCCCGGAGGGGCCGATGAAGGCGTACCAGGTGCCGGCGTAGCGGCCACCGCCGCGCAGGCTGGTGACGGCGCTGCCAGGGTGGCGGTCGTAGATGTGGGCGGCCACCGGGGCACCGCTGGACTCGGCGCGGCGGATGCCGGCGACGACGGTGTCGGTGTCCTGGGCGGCATTGGGGTTGCCGCAGCGGTCGGACTCCAGCAGTTGCAGTCGCAGGCGGTAGGGCTGGTCCCAGGTGGCCTGGGGCGCATCGGGCAGCAGAGTGAAGCAGTCGCCGGATTCCAGGCGGGAGCCCAGGACGCCTGCCTGCCACTGGAAGAATGCCTGCTGGCCGTACCAGTCGCAGGCGGTGGGCGAGTCGGCCCAGAGGCTGAACTCACGCAGGACGGCCTGCTTCCACTCGGCGGCCTGGTCGTCCGTCCAGCCGAGCACGGCCTGATCCGGCTCGGGGATGGGCACGAGGCCGGTGCCGACGACGCGGTTGATGTTGGTGGTGATTGCCGCTTCGCCGATGGGGTTGGTGCGGCGCAGCTCGCGGCTTTCGGCGCGCTGGCGCGGCAGGGCGCGCAGCTGGTCGGCATCCGCACTGCGGGGCGTGGTGGCCCAGCGGGCGTTCATGGGGCTGCGCGGGCCGCCGTCCGAGCCGTTGCCGCTGAAGGCCTCGAAGGTGGCGCGATCACGCAGGCGAGCCATGGCGGCGCGCGGCGAGATGGCGGCGATCGCGCGCTCGATGAGGTTTGGCTGCAGGCGGATCATGGTGGAGGTTCGACGACTCAGGTGGCTCAGGCGTAGGGCCGGGCGTAGACGATGCGGCTGCCGGTGCCGGCGGCCTGGGCGTCGAGCGTGGCGATCTCGCTGCGCAGCTCGGTGATCTGGGCGCGCACCTCGCGCAGCTCAGTCATCTGCCGGGTGCGGGCGGTGGCGCCGTCGCCTACTGTGGTGGACTGCGCCTGCAGGATGCGCAACTCGGCGGCCAGGTAGGCATCGAGACGGGCCTGGAGTTGGTCACGGGTCATGTCGGCCTTCGTTCAGCGGCGCTTGGCCAGGATGGCGGTGGCCGCACGCTGGAACTCGACGGCGAAGCGGTCTCGAACCACGGCGGAGACGACGCCATCGAAGTCCAGCTGGCTGGTGTAGGTTGGCGCCTTGCCGAAGATGAAGAGCGGGCGCAGGCGCGCGCCCTCGCGGCGGTAGATGCCTTCGGCCGCGCCAGCTCGCACGCGCCGGCCGGCGCCGCGGCCAACTGATGGGGAGCCGACGAAGAGGTCGTTCTGCAGCCGCTTGCCGCGCCCGGCCTTCTGGCCCTTGGCGCCGACGCCCCCGCGCACGGCCTGCAGGGCGCGCAGGATGGTGCGCACTTCGGCGCCGGAGACGTTGCCGGCGGCGTCGAGTTTGGCGGCAGCGCCCGGCATGGCAAATTGGCCCTGGCGCAGCACACCCATGTAGCGCAGGCCACGCTCCAGGCGCTTTTCGGAGCGCGAGCCACCTTGCACTTCTGGCAGCAGGTAGGACTCGGGCCGGGTGGAGGTGCTGCCGGCCTGGTCCTTGACGGACAGGCGCGCAATGAGCTTGTCCCTGGTGGCCGGCTCGACGCGCAGGGCGTTGAGCGTGTAGGCGGTGGGCTGGTCGAACACCTGCGGCATGCGCTGCTGTACAGCCAACTGACCCGCCTTGACCGACCGCGTCAACGCGGTGGATGCGGCGTAGGGGATGACGCTTGCCGGCACATCACGCGCAGCGGCAATGGCATCCGCCACGCTCATGGTACCGGTGGACGAGAAGGCGAGCATGGGTGTCGGTGGTTGATCGATGGGGTTTCGATGCAAGAGTCAGCAGCCCAATAAAAAGCCCGCCGGCCTGGTGAGGCGCGGCGGGCTGAACACTCGAGGAGACATTCGAGCGGGGTTCCCGGAGGTCGCTGACGGAGATCTTTGGCGTTGACGAAGTTTCAGAACTAGCCGAATTGGGGCGAATTTTCGGCAAAAGTGTCTCGGCTCAAAAGCGTTTTTTGTCTCGATTTTTAGAGACACTTTTGTAAGTGGCGTCGTTCAAGTCACGGCGTGCGTCTTGCGCACCGCGCGACACTCTTGCGGCCACAACAAGATATGGTTGCCCCGTCCACGCTCATCGTCGGCAGGGAACGAACGCAAAGAATCGGGAAGTTCGCAATCCATTCGCACCCACGCGGCGTCATCGCGGATTCGCAGGCGCACAACCGTCCCAGTCGTTCCGGCCAGCTCTCGCTGCGCTGCACTGTTCGGAGGCGGCGCCAGGCAGTCAACCTCTGCCAGCACCCGCACCGCCTGCCCGAGTCGAAATTCCATCGCCTGATCACTCCTTCGCTGCGGTACCGGAATCCGGCACGCGAATTTCTGCGGTCCAGCTCCCATAGCCTTCTTTCGGGCGCAGCGCTTCGCGGGTCACGATCAAGTCGTGCTTCGTCGGGAAAAGGTCTTGCGCCGATGTGAACAACTGACCTGGCTTCATGTCGGGGAACACCTCGCCAACCGCGCTCGCAAGCAGACCTATAGGCTCGTAATCGCATCCGGTGCGGCATAGCTTCTCGGGCTTTCCGCTACCTTCGCAGCGAACGCCAGCCCAGTCCCAACGGGCCACGCCGTGCAACGTGTCGGCCACGCGCTGCGCAACGGCCGCAGCCAGAGCGGCGCGGCGCTCGGCGTACTTTTCGTTCAGGCGATCTGCCCACCAGTCTCCGGCCATCTTGGAGGCTGTCTGCACTTGATCCATCGTCTCTCCTGCGTTGTCGATTCGTTGCATGTCCATGGCATCTCACCCCGCCAGCACGTGCTGCGTGATGCTGCGGATGCCGTTGTTCTGCTCCGCGGTCCGAGTGAGGCCAGGCCGGATCTCGCTCACGACCTCACCGGTGACGAACTGGACGTTCTTGCGCTCGGCGTTGCGCGCGAACTCTATCTCCACCTTGGCGGTGTTGACGACGACCTGCGACAGTTCGCCGATCGTACGGGCCTGGTAGATGGAAACGGTCCCATCCTTCACTCCGTCGATGGCCTGGAAGAGGCGGGTGCGCAGATCGGCAATGGTGTACTGGGTGCTCATGGGTGGCTCGTGTCGGTTGGGTGGGTGGTCTTGTCGGCGGTGGCCGGGTGTGATGGGGAGCGCGCAGCCTGATCGCGGGCGCGCTGGTTGGTGATTCGGGTCAGAGTGGCGCGAAGGCGCGTGATCTCGCGCAGCTCCGGCGGCAGGCGCGTCCATGAGTTGCGCCGGCCGTGTTCTGCGCGGGTGATCAACTCGACGGCGTCGAGGGTGATCAGCGCCGGGTCCGTGGTGGCGCAGCCTGGCCTGAACACGACGAGGTGGCCGGCCGGGACTGGCCCGTTGGCTGCCTCCCAGACGAGCCGTGACACTGGCTTCCATCGGTCTGTGTTGTTGCCGGGGTCATCGTTGACTTTGCGCTGCAGCTGGCCATCCACGATGCGCAGGCTGCCCACAGGTTTCCAGGTCCATGGCTTGTTGCCGGGCGCGAACTGGGTGGCGATGCTGCGCCCACCGGCCTGGTAGTCCATGCCCTTGTTCCAGGTGGCGTGGCCAGGCGTGAAGTGTCCGGCGTTGGCCAGGCCGGCCTCGTTGCGCTGTCGGTTGCGCTCCCTGGCGATGGCGGTGATGGTTTCGACGGACTTGCGCAGGCCGATGTCATTGGCGCGATTGAGCGTCGCCTTGTGCCCACGGCCCAGTTGGCGCGCCAGGTCGGTGGTGACGCAGGTGGCGTAGTTGGCGCGCAGGAAGGCATCTTCTTCCGGGGTCCAGGCTCGGCCGCCCATGGTCAAGCCTCCTCTGCGTGTGGAGACGTGCGGCGCTCCAGCTCGGCGAGCAGGGCCTCGTCCTGGGCGGAGCGCAGGGCGTCGAGTGCCTGCTCGGCAATGTCGGCCTCGTGGCTCACGGCCTGCTGCAGGTCGAGCATGTGCTGGGCGGCGTCGAGCAGTCCAGCTAGGCACTGCGGCGTGGCATGGATGGCCATGACGGTGCGTCCGTCCTCGGCCGATCCGCAGGGCCGCGCCGCGGCGTGCATGGCTCGCAGGATGCTGGCGAGCTGGGTGGAGATCATGCGGCCAGTTCCTCGTCATCCGGCATGGCGATGCGCTGATGGCCAGCGCGCTGGTGCTCTGCGTTGACCGCGATGAGGCGGTAGGCCTCTGCGACGACGCAGCGGCGAAAACTGCCCAGGCGGCGGTACCAGGCGGAGCGGCTGATGTGCAGCTCCTCGGCCGCGCGTTTGACGTTGCGCACGCGGTGTCTGTAACAAAGTTCGAATACGATGCGTCCGCCGTCCAGCGGTTTTGCGCTCACGGCGGCATTGAGTGCCATGAGGAGCGCAGAGCATGCGGCGTCTGGTCCACCCTCGGTAGCGGTGACGGCGGAGCGGCGGCGCTGGAGCTTGGCCAGCAGGTTGACACCGAGCGTGGGCGGAGGGCCGTAGAACTTGCGGGTGTGGACCCAACCGGCCCACTGCTCACAGAGGATGTGGTCGAGCTGTTCTAACTTGTCGGCCTCTGCGCCGGCCGCTCCTGCGCTGTCTGGCTGGTGGTGTGTGGCTGTGATCATGTGATTTGGTCGAAGGTCAGCCGCGGTAGATGCCATGGCTGTAGATGCGGCGGGCGGGCTGGGGGGCTGCATGGCTTGTGGCCGGCAGCGGAGCGGGTAGGCGGATGGGGTCGGCGGCCGGTGGCGGGGTTGGGATGGGTGGTGTCTCGAGCGGCGTTGCGGGCGGCGTTGCTGGCTGCGTTGTGGGACGCTCCTGGGTGGAGGCCTCGCCAGCGTCGGCGCTGGCGAAGAGGTCGGGGGTGTCGCGCGGGATGAGGTTGTCGCGCAGGCGCTGCCAGTCCTGCGTGGACCAGCGATGCAGGCCGAGGTAATGGGCCAGGGCCAGGTTTCCGACGGCGATGTCGAGCACCTCGTTGCGCGCACCGGCCGGCTTGATCCAGCGGCGCACCTGCCGGCCGGCAACAGGGACCATCTGGGGCCGCTCGGCCAGCAGCTGCTCGAAGTGGTCCAGCGCCAACCCGCTGTGCCAGTGGGCGGCGCCGGGGCCATCGACCAGGCGCAGGCGGTTGGCGAGCCAGTCCTTGGCGGTGTCCGCGCCGAGTTGCCAGAGGCTGACGCCGTCCGGCACGCGCTCGCCCTGCCAGTTGATGTCCTGCCTGGTGGGCTTGCCGGCAATGATGGGCCGGTTCGGCTGGTTGGCACCCTTGGTGGCCAGGAAGCCGGCGTGCTCATGACGGGCCGCGAAGTTGTAGACGTCCTGGGTGGCGCCGCCGCCGCTGTCCTGGCCCCACGCGCTGATGCGGATCAGCGCGCCACTGGCGTGGGCGTAGGGGGTGCGGCGGATCTCCTCCCAGCGCTGCCACACGGAGCCTGGCGCGGCGGGCTCATCGGTCGGAGAGCCCCAGAGGATCTGGTGATCGATGGTCCAGTGCTCCATGCCGGGCCCCCAGGCCTCGATGCTGACCTCCAGACGGTCGTGCTGGGTGTCGGCGTAGGCGGTGAGCACGAGGCCCCGGTCCGGCACGATGCGCGGCGGCAGTGCTTCGGCCTGGGCGCGCTGGTGCAGGGCCTGGGCGGTGCTGGTGATTTCGCTGGGGTCGTAGTCGAGCGCGAGGCGGGTGTTGACGAACACTTGCATGGCGGTGTGGTCGCCGCGCTCCCTGGCGTCCTTGGCCTCGACGTACTCCTTGGCCAGGCTCTTCCAGGTGATGTGGCCGAGCGGCGCGTAGAAGGCGGAGAGGGTGACGCTGACGGTTTCGCCGTCGCCTGCCGAGGTGGCCACCCAGCGGGCCTGGCCGCCCATGGCCTCGTCAGGCAGGAGGGTGGACTTGTGGTGCTCGTCGATCTCGCAGCCGCACTCCGGGCAGACGAACCAGGCGCGCTCCACGCCGTCATGGTCATCGCTCATGGCCCAGCGGAAGTGCTCGATGAGTAGCTCGTGCAGGTGGCCGCAATGGGGGCACGGGACGTGGTAGTGCTCCTGGGTGCCCTTCTCGAACCAATCCGTGATGGCGCTCGCGCCCTGGTCGGTGGGGGAGCTGACGATGTAGGCCTTGGAGATGTCTGCGTAGCTGGTCAGGCGGGCCAGGGCGAGCTTGACGCGGTCGCCCTCGCGGGCGTTGGTGACCCAGCCTTCGCGGTTGATTTCGTCGCAAAACAGGTAGCGGGCGGGCACCTCGGCCAGGTTGGCGTCGCTGCCGGCAGTGAGGATGTAGAGGTGTCCGCCGTCGAACTGCTTGTCCTCGATCGTGTTGCGCTTGTCCCGGCTGCGCGGCGCGGCCACCCTGGCGGCGGCGTCACCACAGGCACGGATGGCCTCCTCCAGGCGGTTGCTCAGGCGCTGGGTGACGGTCTTGTTGGGTTCGAGCGCGATGATGTTGGCGGGGGCGCAGGCGATCCAGCCCAGGGCCGCGCAGATGAAGACCTGGGTCTTGAGCATCTGGCTTGCGACCTTGGCGACGATGCGCTTGGCAGGGTGCGAAGGGCTCAGAGCCTGGAGCAGGCGGCGGGCCGGCGGGGTGTGGCTGATGCGGTAGGGGCCAGAGAAGGCGCTGCCCTTGGGGACGATGACGTGCTGCTCCGACCACTCGTCGAGCTGCAGCTCGGGGTCTGGCAGGACGGCATCGGCGGCAGCGCGGTGGACGGCAGCCAGGGCGTCAACGATGGGCATCAGGCGGGCTCCACCGATGCGGCATCCACCGCAGCGTCATCCGGCACGCCGGGCTGCGCCAGGCTGGCGACGACAGTGGCCAGGAGCTTGTCGCGGAACGACAGCAGCATGGCGCGAACCTCCTCATCGACCATGAGCTGGATCTCGCGCGGGTCGGTCATGTGCGCCGCCTTGCTGGCCACGCGCCGTCCCAGCGGCATGGCGGTGTCGCGCAGGGTGCGGAAGGCGGTCCAGACGGCGCGGGCGGCGTCGGCGGCGTCGGTGAGCCGTTTCTCTGCCTCCTGCCGTTCCAGTCGGCGCAGGCGGGCCTCTTCGATCTTCAGGATGCGCGAGGCCTCCTGGTAGGACGTGGTGGCGTCGACATCCGAATCCGATCCGGAGTCATCGTGGTGGCCAGCGTCGGCGGCGCGGGCCGGCTCCTGGGCGGCAGAGGCGCTGGCAGCAGGGTCGCGGCGCACGCGCGCCCGGGTGTTGCGCGCCCATTGGATGTCCGCCACATCGGGGTCGATCAGGCGGCGGCCGTCGCGCTCGACGAAGGTGATGCGCTGGGCATCAATGGCCTTGCGCACAGCCTTTTCGTCGCAGCCGCGGCGCCGGGCGTACTCCGAGACG